GGCTACTATTAAGCCTATAGGGTTAGCCATTAGTAGAGTAAATAAACCAGTAAAAGCACTTCCCAACGTGCCTAGGATAGATATTACACCTGGTACAATAGCTATAATTTTACCTATTACGACTACAAATTTACCAACTCCGATTAATAGTGGACCTATGGCCGTTACAATGGCCAATATGCCTATTATTAATTTTTGAGTATGAGGGTCTAGCTCACCGAACCATTTAGCAAACTGCTGTAGTTTCTCGGCTAGGTCTTTTAAGAGCGGACCTAGTGTTTCTAGTAGCGTCTGCCCTAGCTCAATACCGGTATTTTTTAAGGCGTTAAAAGCCTTATTTGCTCTCGCACTTGGTGTATCCAACTGCTCTAATGCTTTTCCTGTGTTTCCAGTTGACCCTTGCATTTTAGACAATTCGTTATTAAACTCATCTACGCCTTTACTTATAAGAGTCAATGCACCTGTACCAGCTTCAGTTGACCCCCATAAATTAGCAAACTCAGTAGTATTACCACCTACTGAGTCCATCAAAATTTTAAGAACGTCACCTAAAGACATACCGCTAGCCATTAACTCGGCAAAACTTTTACCGGTCTTTTCCTGTAGCACATTAGCTACTTCTGACCCGTTTTTACCTAGCTCGTTTAACATTGATTTTAGATAAGTACCGGACTCTTTCGTCCTAATACCATTCTTAGTTAGGTTCGCATAGGCGGCCGCCAGGTTGTCGATATTAACCCCGTAAGCACTGGCAATAGGTATTACCTTACCCATACTAGTAGCCAACTCGTTAACTGTAGTTTTACCGTCGTTCTGAGTCTGAATTAATTTGTCTGCAATACTCCCGGCGTCTTTAGCCGATAGACCGTACGAATTTATAACAGTCGTCAAGACGTCTACGGCGTCTGACGTCTCAAGAAAACCGGCCTTAGCTAAGTTAGTGGCCGTACCAACGAATCCTACTGCATTGGCCGTATCAACAGAAGCAGATATTGCTTGGTATGTAGCTTCTGCAATCTCTGTAGCACTACGCCCGGTATCAGTGGACAGCTGTAACATATCCTTACTAAGCTTGTTCAATGATACTTTAGACGTGTCGGCTATAGTACCCACCTTAGCTACACCGTTACCAAAATCGGACGCTAATTTTGCTGACCCGGCTAATACTCCACCTGCTACAGCTGATATCTTAGAGAAGCTACGCCCGGCGTTCTCAATTTTACCGCCTATTCCTTGTAGGCTTTCACCAAACGCTTTAATTTGCTGTGTTCCAACTGACCCGAATTTTTTTTGCTCCTCAGTTAAGCCTTTTAATTTTTGCTCGGTATTAACTATCTCACGCTGTAGGTCTCTATATTGTGCTTCGGTTACTTTTACCTCGCCACTGTCTACCTGCTTTAACGCCGTCTTTAACGTCTCTAACTTTTCCTTAGTGTTACCTATCGAGGTATTAAGTAGGTCTTGCTTTTGCTTTAAAAGAGTCACGTTACCGGGGTCAAGTTTTAAAAGTGAGTTAACTCCTTTTAACTCTGATTGTAACGATTTAGCTTTACCATTAACATCACCTAACGCCTTACTTAGCTTGGTAGTATCTCCGCCTATTTGAACGGTAATACCTTTTAATTGACCAGCCATTATTTACCCCCTTTCTCAATTTGTTTAAAGTGTGAATGTAGGGCGTTAATATCCGGCTTAGTTTCCTCTAACCTATAAGCATTATCTAAATACTCCCGTCCTTTCTCAGATTGATTTAATGAGTATATAAAAGCGTCACGCCTATATATTAAATAATCAACTATATCTAACTCTTGGACCTCTAACATATTTAACCCCGTATATTCGCTTACCAGGTGGTCGTCCCACGTTGTGACCTCGTACTTATGACCCGTACTTTCTTCTAACGGATAGTACGGGACGGCTAGTTTTTTGAGGATTGTACTTCTGTAGTAAATTCAATATAGGCTTCTAAGAATATTATTAAATCTTCCATGTCAAAAATACTTTCTAGCTTATCACTAGAAATAGTAATATTCTCTCTGTTACGACTCATGACCTTAGCACAAATCGCGTATAACTGGTCTATATCCTCTATATCGATAGTGTCATCTGTGATATTACTTAATCCTTTTGATAACCCTACTAGCTCTGTCAATAATTTTTTACTCGGTGTATACAGATGTATTTTAGTCTGCCTCTCGTCATTTAATATAATCTCTAAACTTGCCTTTTTCATATTATTAAAATCTAACGCCATTTCATTCACTCCTTAATTTTTTTCTAAAAAAAGAGGGACCGTTAAGCCCCTCTTCAAATTATTTACTATACTGTCTTTTCTGTTTCTTCTATGAACGTAATCAACGTACCCTGGTCGTCTCCCGGTAGGGCCTTAAATTCTGCGTCTATTACAGTCTCCTTATCCTTCAAGAACGCCATATCAAAACCATTTTCATTTGCTCCTACTATCATTATCCAAACGTCGCCGTCGGCCTTGTCTGTATGGTGGAAACACAATACATACTTTTTACCATTAGAGTTACCAGCTCCACCTATTTTTACAGTCCTTAACTTCTTGGCGTTATCCTCTGTAACTCTAGCTGTGGAACACAACTTTTCAAGGGTCGCACCATTCCACGTTAATATACCGGACTTTAGCGTTACTTCTTCTTCTGTTAGTATACTCTTACTAACATATCCTAGGTCATCTTTTGCCTCATAAAATGACGGCTTGTACTCTATTGTGGCTCCACCCTGGATATATCCCAGTCTATTAGCTTCCTTACAAATCGCACTAGTTTCCGGCAATGTTCCCGTAAATTCCATACAGTATAATTTACCTGACCCTAGCCTTATTTTTTCAGTCTTTTTTTCTGCCATTTTTAAACTCCTCTCTTTTCTATGTATTCAAATGTATAAACAGTCTGATATATATTCTCGCTGTCTATATAATATCGGTCCTCTTTTTTCCAACCGTCGACCATTAACGGGTAATAGGCATCTAATGAATTTTCAATTTTTCTTATAAACTCTTTATCCGGCCTATACTCATACACTTCTATAGTAATCGATTTTCGTATTAGTAACGCTATATCATCACTACCACTAACGCTGTAATCGTCATTATACACCGCATAAGTTTTCTTAGGTGGCTTGATAAATCTAGTCTTTTTATAAGTCTCATTTTTGACAAACCCACTTGCTTCTAAAATCTTATTTACCATTTTCTATCGCCTCTGTTAACGACTTAATATAATCTTGCTCAACGTCGGTATACGCTTTTTCAACGAATTTAAAAGCCCTAGACCGCTTACCATTTCTAAGTTGGTGACCGTGTTCTAACAAGTGAGTTAGTCTGTAGTCCGCTCCGTCAACGTACCATAGCTCACCATAAGAAAAGCCGGTGGCCCTGTCCGCGTTGTAGTTGATTTTTGACTTGATACTATCCTTATAATGTTTCTGTCTACGTCCAACTGGTGCGGTACTCTTAGTCATCTTGACTAACTTGGTCATTGCTTTTTTGGTCTCGGTCTTTAGGGCTTTATTAACTATATTTTTTTGGTAGTCCGTTAGTGTCTTACTAATTGTTTCTACCAACTCGTCGGGTCGAATATTATAATCTACCATTACTGACTCACTCCTAGTAGTCTGACTGTTTTATGACGGTATTGGAAATCGTCGTAATCGTAAATATCGTAAATATTGCCGTTGAACAAAATTCTATATTTCTGAGTATTTAGCTCGATAACATCAATATCTTTGAAATATCTAACTTCAAATGTTAGCTTTTGCTTGGATTGTATAGCTCCCGCACTTAAATACTCGTCCCCCTGTTTGCTCTTATTAACGCTAGCATGTAACGTATATAGTAATCTCCACTCTTCCGTATCCTCGTCAATTTGTTGAATTATAATCGGCTTGTCGTATACTCTTCTCATTTCTTTATACCTCTTCTCAATTCTAATCTTAATTGTAGGCTCATATCGTCAACTAGACGCCTTGTATTACCGGTTAAAGTATTTGTCTCGGCCTGTCTATTGTCGTATAAGTCATTGGCTATGATTAACGCTAACTCCTTAGCTCTCGGGTCGTCGATAGGGTAATTATCCCCAATAGACCCTTTTAGTATACTATCTGCCGTCTTAATAATACGGTTAATGTTACTATCTATCATAGTATCCCGGTAGTCTATCCCTATGTAGTTACATACTTCGTCAACTGTTACTACCATTTTACCACCTCGCATTTTTCAACCTATTTAAAGGGCCTTTAGAGGCCCTCTAAATACTTTTTAATATTAGGCTTCCGTTGATGTTATAAAACCTCTTACAATGGCGTCTGAGTCCTTTAATGTAACGTCTTCTCTTTCTATCGCTCTATAAAGTGTCAAATCTTCCTCAAATGCGTTAAGAGTGCCTATACTAGCCACGCTAGATATAGTAATAGTAGTTAACGCTCTATCCCAATAAGTAACAGCTTCGTATAGGTCACCTATGATAAATGGAATCTTCTTAGTATCGGTAGGCATATCTGCATTAGGTACTACGAATACTGGTATAATGTTAGGTCCAACCTGTAGACCCATTGCCATAGTATCACCTGGCATTGGTGCAAGTAGATACCTACCATTAGTATCCTTAAGCGTATCTAGGTACTGTAGTCCATCATCATTAGTTACTATCTTAGATGTTGGCTTATACGCCTGTCCTAGCGTTACATTTAGGGCCTTTTTAATACCGTCTAAATTCTTTAGGTCGGTAGCTGTCTTAGTCTTAATCTTGTCTAAGATTAGCTTATTGGCTGTTACTCTTGACTCATCACCTAACCACGCCATAATTGTATTGGCTATGTTCTGGTCACTATCTGCTAGTAACTCGTTTGTAACTGGTAGGTAACCCGCGTATTTTGCTATTTCGTAAGATATTCTTTCGAACTGTGGAGTTGAATTAGCTGTAATCTTACCACCCTCGCCGACTTTTGTAAAACCTGTCTGCTGAACTCTCTTCTTATACGTTCTCTGACCCTTGTTAGTGTTTACCTTTTCAACGCTTACCAGGTCAAGTAATGACGCCTTAGCTGTCTTGTATTCGTTTATCTTAGTCTGAATATCTTCCGGTACTACATAACCACCGTCTGCTGGCACTCCCTCGGCTAACTTTCCGGCCTTAACAATAAACCCATTTCTAGCGTCTTCTGCAAATTTTTCTATTGCTGACTTTTCTACTTCCTTAGTCTTTAGCTCTTTTACCTGGTTATCAGTAGGCGTATTTTCTTCCTTGCTAAGCTTGTAAAGTCTTTCTTCTGCTTCATATTCTTTTTTCAACTGCTCAACTTCATCTAGTAAAGCCGTTGCCTTATCTAAGTCCTTATTTTCTTCTTCCATGAAAAACTTAGCCTGGATAGTCTTTTCATTAATAGCGTTTAGTAATTCTCTCATTTTCTTATTCATTGTTTATGTCCCCCTTAATTTTTTTCACTTAAAAAAGATACGACTTTAGCTAATCTATCTTTAACCTGCGTATCTTTTACCATTTTGTCATCTTCGATTTTTGTATTTTCTTCTTTAGGTATTTCTTTTACTGGCTCTTCCACTGGCTTAGTAAAACCTATACTCTTAGTTGTTCCGGCTCTCGGTTGTGCCGGTACTGCCACAAATGATAATTCGTATGCTTCGCTCGCCCCGTCAAGTAACATCTTACATCTTTTCTTAGTTGACTTGCCGTTAGCGTCAACCTGGTCATATTCCCTACCTGGCCAGTGTCGGCAATACTCTTTCATGTTGTCGCACCCACATACACTACATACCATTTTTTTGGCTACTGTTGACGTCGATACTTCTTTCTTAATACCGCCTTTTATTTCGGTAATTAAGTCTTTATTTGAGTCGGTAACCATGATATATATCTTGGCCACTAAATCGGTGTGTAGCTCGCCTAACTCTGTAGTCTTGTTAGCGTTTTGCACTAACTCAGTATCGTATACCCTGGCTATCTGATTATCTGACTTTCTATCATGGTCTTTTAACATGGTCTTACCAGGATATAGCTTTTTAAGGTCCTGTAAAGCTCTTAAATTAAACGGCATAAAATTTCTGTCGTCTTGCTCGTTGTCTGCTATAACTGCCTTAAATGTAAAGACTTCTTCGGCTGTAATCGGTGTTAAAGTATACTTATTAATCTTTTTCAAATCGTCCTCGGTAATCTCGAGTGGTGATATCTTAGATACTTTAGTAATTACGCCTGGTATAGCGTTAGGGTCGTTGAAATTCAACTTGTCCTCATTCATTATTAGTTATCCCCCTTTCCCTCATCAGTTGATAAGTTATTTGCGTCCTTATCCAGGTTTATATCCCCGTTACTCGTGTCCGTCTTAATATATTGTATTCCAGCCAACTCGACCGGTATACTTGCTCCATTACCTAATAGCTTGTCGCCCCCTGGTTTAGTCTCGAGGTCTAGCATTGCCCTTGCCTCGTTAGGCGTATAAATAAAGCCGGCTACTCCTTTTGATAGTGTTTCAATCTGAGTTGATAAGTCGGCTCTTAGTATCACATTAACATTAAATTTAACATGAACGCCGTTTAATATCTCGGCTCGGCTAAGTAGTTTGTATGTAATCTCTTCCTCATACTGTTTGATAATATAAAGTAGAGTATCTACATAAAAACTTAACTGCTGTATTTCAGTACTAGCGTATGACGATTTAGTATAGTCGCCAATCTGATACGGCTTAATTCCAAATGCACTAGCTATCTGTAACGCTGTGTATTGCTTGACTTCGATAAACTGGTTGTCGGCCAGTTTTACATTTAACGGCGTTAACTGTGCACCTAATGGAATAGGTATAATATTCTCTATTCCCTCATTAGCAAGTCCGCCTTTACTGTATGACTCGATACCGGCTACAAATGTCTTTACGTTTTCGTCGTTCAGATTACCCGTATATTGCAATACGGCTTTAGCTGTGAAGCCTGAATCGTACATCTTTTCAACAAGCTTTTGCGACTTAACCCCGCCTTTTAATGTAGTGCTCAACTGCTCTTGAATTGGTATTCCAATTAAGCCGTCAAACGTGTTACTAGTCTTAAAATGTAGTATTTCTTCTGACCCGAATTTATACACTTTACCGCCCGCATAATATAAATAATATACGTCCGGTTGGTTGGCTAAAATAAGGGCGTCATCATACCATACTTTTACCTCGGTACTTGGTAATATCCATAACTTTTGGTTATCACCTACCCCCTGTATCCAAACATAGGCATTACCATAATGATTACGGTTGTACTCTACGGTAGACCAAAATATAGAAGCTGTCATATGCGGGTTAGGTCTATCGTGTAATAAGGTATATAAGCAATGGTCTCTAAGCGTTGTAACTCCTTTATTTTCATTGTGTTGTAGTATTTTGAGTGGTAGTTTACCTATCGACTCAGATAATACTTTCAAGCACGAGAAATAAGTAGCCTCGCTTAAATTATTACTTCCCGCGTCTGCGTCAATTCCTAGGAATTTGTAAAGGTCGTTTAACTCAATATTCTTATTACTACCCTTATTTATGATACCTAGTTTTGACAGCGTTTTAGAAAATATATTCAAGTATAATACTCCTTTCTAAAATATCGTGTGATTAATTGTCTGTTTTCCAACCCATAGCTTTTAAATATCTATCCATTTCAGAATCTATATTTACTATTACTGACTGCTTATTTTTCAGTCTACACGCGTGGGCGTCTATAGTGGCGTCTACTGGGTCTATTCTTGCACATCTAGAATTAGGCTTCTTATCTACTTTAATCTCGTCAAATGAATTTCTAACAATCCTCGCATTTAAGAATGACCAACTTAGTAACTCGTCATTTTTGTTATACTCAATATCCCCACTTTTTACGAGTAATTGCATATCTATTGTAGCGTCGTTTAAGTACCTGGCCGACTGTGTAATTATTACCACTGGACAACCGAACTCCTCTAAATCTGCTAATATACCGTCTGCATTGTGAGGGTCAATACCTATACCCAAAAATGTTAGGTCATACTCTTCTTTTATCTCTTTTAGATGTTTGATTATGAATTTATAATCGTTCTTGTAATCGGTAGCTCCACCGGTGACGGTGATTAACTCCATTTTTTCCCATAAGTCGTAAGGTGCTAAGTCGGTGGCAATATGCTCTTCAAGTCGACCCCTAGGCATGAATGAATGAGAATATATAAAATACTTCTCCTTTTGCTCCTGGGCCTCATTAACGTATGGCTCGTTA